GAAGTGCGTTGGGTCCCCGGCCGGTGCGCCCAAGACTGGCACCCAAAGGGAAGTTACTCTGTAGGGTACAGAAAGGAGACTTTCTCTCTGAGGAGTATGCTCAGTGGGGTACTGGAAAAGGGGCTGGATGTTGCCCTTTTGGGCTCTAAGGGTTACTTTAGGGTGTAGAATGAGGTTAACTTCAATAGTTCGGGTAGGTTACAGATGAAGAGAGCGACTAAGAAGGGTGTTTTGCTTGACGTACTGGGCAAGGCCAACCACGCTATGGTGTTTGATACTGAAGACATCAAGGTTGCTCTTGAGAGGCATAGGGGGATTGTGAGGGACGCTGCGCAGGATATTGGTATGTCTCCCAGGGCTATGTACAATCGTATTGAGGTTAGTAAGGATCTTCAGGACTGGCAGAAGACTGTCCGGGATGGAGTTAAGGACTGGGTGGAGAACAAGCTCTTCAGCCTGATCGAGAAGAACCAACCCTCTGCTGTGATCTTTGCTGCCAAGTGTCTTCTTAAGGACCGAGATTACGTAGAGAGGGCTGAAATCACTGGTAAGGATGGTAAGGAATTGGCAGAAGTCGTTGCTCCTGTGAGGGCTTTGACTCCTGCGGAGTGGAAGGAACAGAATGCTGCCTGATCTAACCCTTTTCCACGAGGAAATGCATGTTCCAGTTCGATGAAGGTGTGTACATCAGACTAAGCGAGATCTCAAGCATTGCAGCTGACTTTAAGGTCTTTACTCTTGTCTTGACGATGAAGAACTCCTCTCAGTTCCAGCGCAAGATGAAAGATGAGGATACTCTGAGTGCTCTCACTTACAGCTTGGTGAGCCTTGCCTGAAGTAGCCTGGAAGCCCCAGGAAGGTCCCCAGGAAGCTGCCATAAGAGCATCATGCTTTGACGAGTTGTTTTACGGTGGCGCGGCGGGGGGAGGAAAGTCTGATTTCCTCCTAGGTGACTTCCTGATGGACATAGGCCAAGGTGCTTGCTGGCAGGGGGTTATCTTCCGCCAATCCCACCCCGCTCTAGAGGACTTGGTGCTACGATCTCAGGAGATCTTCCCTCAAACCGGTGCTGAGTACAAGGTTGGGGCTTCTCAGTGGGTGTGGCCCAACGGTGCCTGTCTGAGGTTCAGGCACTTTGAGTCCGTTTTTGACTTCGTGAAGTATCAGGGCCACTCCTTCTCGTACATAGGCTGGGACGAGCTTCCAGAGTGGTCTACGGCGGACTGTTACAACCGAATGAAGTCGAGATTGAGGGGTTCAGCGTCGAAGAAGCGGATACGGAGTACGGGAAACCCTGCTGGAGTGGGACACCAGTGGGTACAGGCTTACTTCAGGATTCCCGAGAAGATGGTCACCTACAGGGAATCAGAACCCTTCCTTGCTGACGATAGTACAAAGACTTGGAGGCTGTTTATCCCTTCAAGAGTGCAGGATAACAAGATCCTCATGGACTCTGACCCTGGCTATGTTGATAGACTTAAAGGGTTGGGGGACGAGGAGTTAGTAAAAGCATGGTTGGAGGGGGATTGGACCGCTGTTGTAGGGGCTTACTTCGCTGGGGTGTGGAACAAGGTGGATTTGGTCGATTCCTTCGACATATCCGACTCCTGGAAGATCATGGCTGGGCTGGATTACGGTGAGGGCGCTCCTACTTGCTGGTTGGAGGGAGCTTTGGACTACGACCGTAACCTGTGGATTATCAATGAGTACTACCAGGGCGATCTTTCGGCTACAGATCACGCTATAGCGATTTCAGAGCAGATCGAGTCTTTTCCCTTCACGAATAAGAGACCCATGATCACCGTGGCCGATCCTTCTATGTTTGCTCGCCGCAGGTTATCTAAGGAAGGGTCTTCTGAACCATCAGTAAACTCAGCAGACAAGATCTTCCTAGAGCACCAAATCTACCTGAGTAGAGGGAACAATTCTCGACCTAACGGCGACAGATTGGTCAGAGATGTCATGGCTAAGGGGAGATTGAAGATCTTCAAGGAATGGTGCCCTAATCTGATCAGAACCCTACCCATCCTACCTAGGGATGAGAAGAAGCCCGACCGAGTGGATACAAACGCTGAAGACCATGCTTTTGACGCTCTTAGATACCTGGTAGTCCACACTTTCTCTCCTTCTATGAGCAGGAGTCACAAGAAAGTCACCTCAGGGGGGAGCCTGATTGACTCCCTGAAACCAGAGGAGGCTTACGGTGGACGATACGGGTAATCCTTGCGGACTCTTGACGGTTTTTAGATATTAGATAGCTTTACATATAAGAACGGCACTTGGCCTGCCTTCTGAGGGGTCGTGGTGCCGTTTATTGATTCTCGGCCAAGGAGAGTCAAAGCCCCTCAGATACTCTTTGAGGGGCTATTTTCTTGACCAAGGCAGAGAAGAAGTTCTGGAAGGCTGAATTTGCACTCCTGGACCGACTGTACAAGGAGCGGACTAAGGAGTGGAAGCGCCTTGCTGACATCTATGATTTGAAGTTCACTGATCGCATCAGAGACCTTGACGATAAAGACCTGATCAAGATCTCTCGCTTCTATCCTCTTGTACGACAGATCATCGCTTCAATCGCCTTTAATTACCCCAAGCTCTTCTTTGCCCTGGAGGAAGAGGAGGGCGAGGGTATGGCCGAGGTGATGGAGAGGGCGAGTGCATCGCTCTTTCAGTTGATGGACGTTAAACCGCACGTTCACCAGGCCATCTTCGACGCTTTATTCTGTGGCGTAGGATGGCTCAGGGTTGACTACAACCCTCCTGGGGATGATCTGATTCCTCCGTACGTAACAAATGACGCGATGCATGAAGACCTCACTGCGATCACTCGCGTTGCTCCTGCACTTGTACAAGTAGACCCTAAGTGCGAGCCTCACAGGCTGGGATCTGCTGCCTACATACGTGAGAAGATGCTGATGCCGGTCAAATCCCTCAAGGCGGACGATCGGATCAAGAACAGGAACCAGATCAAACCCTCCGCTCTATCCAGGTCTGAGACCGTGGCTTTTGGCATGTCAAACGATCAGAGCAATACAGAGGGCCATGAAGAGAAGGCAGTTAGGGAGTCGGTAGAGAATGCGGAGTATGTAAGGGTAGACCGTGTTCACGACAGGATGAACCGCAAACTCATCATGTTCGCTGAGGGCGTGGAAGAGCCTATCCTTGAGATAGACCACCCATTTGTTAAGATGTCCTTCCCTAGGCAGACTGATGTATTTGGAGAGACTATTCTTGACGAAGAGGGTCAGCCCATCCCTGTGATTAATGATGGTACTCCCGTGCCAGGGTGGCTTGTGGAGGACGGTTTCCCCTTCATCGCCGTCAAGTTCGATCTCCACTCTGAGAGATTCCATCCCAAGCCTCATCTAGCCTATGTAGATGATATACAGATGGGTATTGTGGAGTCCGTATCACGACAGGCTACTCTCCTGAAGAGAACAGCCCGACAGGGCCTTGTGGCCGAACAGGAGGTTTTGAACAACCCTGAACTCCTTGACGACCTTAGGAAGGGTGTTGATGGGCAGTGGCATAAGGTGTTGGACCCCAACAGCTTAAGAGAACTCAACTACGGCAATATTCCAGCAGACCAGATGAATCTGGAAGACAGGCTTAGGGGGTATGAGGAGGAGATAACCAGAGTAACAGATCTGGAACAGGGTGGGGCGACCCCTAGGACGGCTACGGAGGCAAGTATTATCGCCTCCCAGCTGTCTGTCAACAGAGATTGGATGGAGACAGCAGTAGCTAGAACCTACGAGAAGATCATCAGGAACAGCTTCCAGGTGATGGGAGACCCGAGATACACTCCTGAGAACTTTATTACCAACGTAGCCCCTGACGGCCAACAGTCTCTTACACGGGCACTTAGGGGCTCTGACTTCATGTGGAACTTTAGGATTCAGGTAGTTGCTGGTAGCACCAGACCTCTGTTTGAGCAGATCGAGCAGGACAAGTTCCTCAACTTCTACGACAGAGCTTCTCAGAGACCTTCCTTCGATCAGCTTGAACTGGACAAGATGCTGGCTTCTTCGGCTGACATGGTGGATATAGATAAGATCATCAAATCAGACATCAACCCTGAAGCTGAGGCAGCTGCTCGCTTAGAGAACGAAGTCATCATCGAGAACCAGAAAGACCCTGGAGTGCAGGAGGGGCAGGACCATAGAGCCCACCTTAAAATACACCCTGAGATCAGGAACCATCCTGCCCTTCAACAGCTCCTTCAGCAGGCTCAAGAGGTCGGTTTAGACGGTAATCCGGTCAGGCCCGAGTCCACAGAAGCGTTGCAGATGGTTCAGCAGCTCCTTCAGGAGCACATGCAGGGTCACGAGCAGCTATTGGAGCAGGAAGAGATGACTGTAGGGGCTCCTCAGCGGAGTGTAGGTTCTAACGATTCCCTTCAATCCACGGTACGAAGCAACGCTCAGGATCTTAATAATGTCCTTGAGGGCGAAGCCCAGGAGGTTTCGTGAACATGATACGGACTTGGGACTTTGATACTTGTTCTTGTGGTAAGAGTCACAACTCAGAGGTCTTTTCCACGAGGAAAATACCCCAGGAGCTTAAATGTGCCTGTGGTAAGAAGGTGGGATGGGCTAAGGCCAAGCAGAACCACATCCACACTACAATATCAGGCCAGTATGGGAAGGTAGACCCAAGGTTTGGGAAGGTAGTTGACTCCTATGGGCATAAGAAACAGCTGCTTAGGGAGTACGGGATGGAAGAAGGGGATATCGAGCGTCACGACGACATACAGAACGACGTAGGGGACAGGGTACAAAGACAAGAGAGACATGAGAGAGATCCGAACACGTTGGTCGCGGACTCTCTTGAGGAGATAACTGAAAGGATCAACAAAGAGACGGCAGATCAAGGGGGCACCCCTCTAAGGGACCCCCGAATGATCGAGTCGGCAACAGCGAGTTTCTAACATGGCAGAGGAATCCGATCTGGCGGTGGATGAGGGACAACCTTCGGAGGATCTGGGCGACGTATTTGGAATGGAAGCCGTAGATACCCCTTCTGAGGAACCTGAACCACAAAGCGGGCAACCGGGGGCTGAAGCATCAACTTCAACCGATACCCTTGAAAATGAAAGAGGGTATTTGCGTCAACAGGACTATAGTCAGAAGACTATGGATCTTGCTGAAGAGCGTAGAACGTTTGCGGCTGAGAGGGAAACTGCCCGTGCAGAAGATGCCGAGAACAGGCGTCTCCTTACGGAGGCCATTGCGGCCCAGCCTACCCCCCAGCCTCAGGCAGATCAGTTCCAGAACCTCTTAGTAGACCCTAATCTGCCCCCACAGGACAGAGTGGGGTTGCAGTATCTCCAGGACTTAGGGCATAAGATGACCAAGATGGAGGAGACTAACATCGGCCTTCAGAAGACCATTGACGAAATGGGTCCTCGGTCACAAGAGATGTCTTATGCGTTAGACGCTATGAACCAGCAGCGTAACGATCAGATCTTGAAAGAGGTTGATCGGCAGCTGGCGGAAGCCAATAATATGTTTGGCCAGGAAGTCGTCTCTAGCCAGATGGACTTCGTGAAGCGTCTCGGAATGGAGAATGGCCAGTGGAATCCTGCGCTGAAGCCTGGCACAGATCAACCCTTCACCATTGCTGAATTGGTGTCTTTGGGGTCGGGGAAGACCGGAGCTAAGGTTACGCAGGCAAGAAACGGCCTACAAGAGGGGAAGGTAGCTGCCAAGAACGCTATAGCTCCAGTTGGTGGCCAAGAGGTCGCTGGCAAGGGGGCTGTGCTATCGACAGCAGCGGCGATTGCCGAGATCAAGGCTACGCAAGAAGCAATGTAATCCTGTTGGCTACACAATAAGGAACTAAGATGGCAGCGCAGACAAAAAGCGAAGTTGCTGATAGTCATTGGTCGTCCGTACGCAAGTCGGTTCGTCCAGAGGTGGTTGACAACTTCTTCGAGGACTACCCCACGGTTGGCGAGTTCCGTAAGTCCGCTATGAGTATGAGCGGTAGCGGTAGTCGCGAGATCCAGGTAGCCCTGCAAAGCAGCGGTGGTACCGCCCAGGCTTTCGATAAGTACGATATCCTGGACAAGAACCCGATTGATCCGTTTGAGAGTGCTTTCTACCAGCGGCGCTACTACGCCGTTCCTGTGATTCTCAGCGACACTGAGAACTGGGAGAACATGGGGCCGGATAGGATCTTCAACCTATTCAAGGCCCTGGGTGACAATGCAGATGACTCGCTGACGAAGGCTATCAACGAGGACATGCATTCGGCTCAGTCTGGTAAGAACATGCTCGGTTTCCAGGACATTATGGCAGATGCGACTGGTGCCACCCTCGGTGGTATCAACTCCGGGACTTCCACCTTCTGGGAGTGTCAGCGCAACGTGACCGCGCAGACTTTCACTTCCCAGACGACTACGAATGTCTTCGACGGATTCCAGAACTGGAACGACACAATGCAATTGATCGCCATTCAGGGTGGTCGGGTTTCCCACATCTACTCTACGTGGGCCATTGTTAAAGCGTATCGTGAGACGATCTCGTCTAACGCCTACGCCCGCACCCAGTTGTCGAGCCCTGACGGCGTTGGTGGTGAGCAGAACCCTCCGTACATGGGGGCGAAGGTCATTGCTGATAACGACGTTCCGGCTTCGCATGTTTACTTCGTAGACAAGCGTCACATCAAGCTCGAAACCCTCAAGCAGGCAAACTTCACCACAACGCCGTTCGTGACTCTACAGAGCAACGGACAGCTGGCGCAGTTGGCTTACAAGGTTACGAGTGTTCAGTTCAGTGTTAACAACCGTCGGAGGCTTGGTGTCTCGACGGCCGTAACAGGAAGCTAAGTTAGACTTCCGGGGAGCAAACCAATGCACCCCTTAACTCTACCCATAGAGGTAGGAAGGAACCAAGATGGCTTTTCCAACTAATTTCAGCGCCAACGGCCTTACGGGCGTTGGGGGTGTCTCTGCTGGAGTTACCCAGGGTTTGTATGAAGTTAGTACCGTTGAACAGGGTGCTATTGGCTCTGTTCTGATTGATACCAGTGACGGTTCTGAGTACGTGTATGCGTACTTCAATGGTGCCTGCACTGTAGGTCGGTTGGCTGCAATGGACGCTTCGGCGGCTATTCAGACATCCTTCGACGCAGCCTTTACCAACTCTGCTGGTGCTGCAAAGGACGACTACGCTGTCGGTGATACGCTGATCTTTGTGCAGTCGTCTGACATTACGTCTGACGATGTGGCGAACCAGTGGGCAGGTGGTTACCTGTTTATTACCGATGCTGCGGGTGAAGGGCACAAGTACAAGATCGCCTCTCACGCTGCGGGTGGAACCACTGAGACCAATACTGTGGGCCTGAACCTCTTTCCTCCGGGGCTGGCACTTGCCCTGGACTCAGAGTCTTCAGCGGCCATGATCGGTCACGCCTACAACAACCTGGCCATCGCTAACGCCGGCACTGACGACCCTCTTAGGGGAGTTACGATGGTGGATGTGGCAGCTGGGGAGTATGCCTGGGTCCAGCGTAAGGGCATGGCTCTCATCGAGGCTGATGAGGCTACTGGTACCATCGCTGCCGGGTCCATTGCGGTCCTTGCAGATGGTACTGATGGCGCAGTTGCCGTCCTTGGGCAGGGTCGGGTGAACTCGGAAGAGGAACTGGATGAGGTGACTACTGAGCCTATCGTAGGCGAGTTCCTGATGGCTGCGGTGGACACGGAGTTTGTTCCTGTTGACCTGAAGCTCCCGTAGTTGAGGGGGCTGACAAAACTGCGGAACGAGGCTCATATCATTCAGGATACTCTGAATAGATGGGCCGAGTTCTGCGATAAGATCCATGTTTACGATGACTGCTCGACAGATGACACGGTAAAGATCTGCCGTGCTCATCCGTCGGTAGTCGAGGTGATAACCAGTGATTGTTTTGATCCAGACAGGGAGAGGTCAGAGTGGTATAACCGTAACATTCTGCTCTCTTCTGCCCGGAGATTCATGCAGGATGGCGAATGGATCGCCTACTTCGATGGAGATGAGCATCCCTATGACGTTGACCTATCGAAGCTAACAGGAGAGGCTTGTAGCTTACGGCTCTATGACGTATACATCACCCCTGAAGACCAGCATGAGGACTACACCGAGCGAGAGTGGGTGGGTCCTGAGACGAGGGACATACCGTTTTTCTTCAGGCTTCGTGGGTGGAGTTGTTACAGAAGCGCTGATCAGCGCATCATGGGACATACCGGCGGATCTACGGTGATAGGCCGGTGCAAGCACTATGGGAAGGGTTTTTCAGTGGAACAGTGGGAGCAGAAGTGTGAGTACTACAGTACTACCTTTGGACACAAATACGCTGCTAAGTGGGCAGCTAGGAAAGGAAAGGCAGTGCATACCAAGTCTGATGAGGGACGGGAGTTGATCCGGTATAAAGAGAAGCATGACCTGAGGCAGAACTTCCAGATGTACCGTCCCCTTTATGAAGTGCAGGAGGAGACGGTTGAGATGGCTAAGAGGCAGGGGGCGTCTCATGTCCTATTTGTAGAGGATGACCACTGGGGGTTCCCAATCGACGGGTTGGATGTGCTTTTAGAGGCAGATGAGGAGGTGATAGGGTTCCAGACCTTCAGGAAGAAGTATCCTTACGCTTCTCTGGCTATGAAGAAAGACAATCCAGAGCATAACATGATAGGTAGGAGGGAGGATCTGGAGGCTATGGGGCTGGCTCTCAGGCCCCATGAGCAAGGTGATGGACCTGAGGTGCAGGAGACGGACATGATCACCTGGGCCTTCACTTTGGTGAAGATGAGCGTGTTTGAGAAGCTCCACATTGCGGGCAAGTTCCCCTTCCAGCAGCAGGGACCCGTGCCTACAGATTCCTACTTCAACCAGTACTGTGACGATATTGGTATCAAGAGGCACGTTCACTTTGGGTTTGGCATAGCCCACGGGGAGCATGACCCAGCCGACCTACCCACTCTACGGAGGATAGAGACAGCCCATCGACAGGCCAAGCAGAACAGTAAGATACTGGATGCCTGGGTGCCTACGGAGTACACCCAGGAAGAGATACAGGCAAAAGTTGAAGATTTCAACTCCAGAAACGGTGTAGCAGCATGAATATCCTGCTCACGAACCACGACTTAGCTCAGTATGGAGGGACCCAGACTTGGTTGTGTGACATGGCGCACACTCTCAGTGCGCGTGGGCACACTGTGGATGTGATGTGCTTCGTTGGTGGAGTGATAGAGGACAAGCTGGACGTAAGACAGATCTTCATTAGCAAGTACCCCGAGGCAGACTACGACCTGATCCTGGTCAACCATAACACCTGCATGAAAGTCCTGAAGAGTCACAGAGCGTTCAAGATCTACACCCAGCACGGCCCTCAGCATAATGCGGAGCAGTATCTAGGCGGTGCTGATGCGGTAGTCGCTGTCACACCAGAGGTGAAATTAGCCTTAGCTTATAAGGGCGTTACTTCCACGGTGATCTCCAATGGCGTGGATCTGAACGTGTTCTCTGACGCTCAATCAGACCCTCAGGTGGACATCCTTAACCTCTGTAAGGGCACCAGAGGGCAGGATATGATCTGTGAGGCTGCTGATACGCTGGGCCTGTCCTGTCAGTCTATCCACTACGAAACCTCTCCTCAGGACGACGTAGCCACTCCTATGCAGGGAGCCCGAGTAGTGGTGGGTTACGGTAGATGTATTATCGAAGCTCTGGCGGTTGGATGTGGAGCGTTTGTCTTCGACGCCAGAGGAAAAGAGGAGCCCCGTGGCGACGGTTGGATAACCAATGAGAACGTCAATATCTGCTCCAGGCACGGATTCAATGGCCGAACGAGTCTCAAGTTCTACACCCAAAAAGACTTGGATTGGGATTTGGAACAGCCTAAATGGCCTCCCAAGGGATGGTCGAAGCGGCATGCCAATATTGAGGACAAGGTAGACCAATACCTTGCTTTGGTTGGGGAAGAGGTGCCGGTATGAACGAGAAGGGGTTCGCCAAGATACCAGGTGTCTTTTCCACGAGGAAAATGAACGACCTCAGAGCAGCTGTGTTTGAGACTCTTTTAGAAGTTGAGGAAGATCGTCCTTACGCTGACGGTGGTAGGGTGCAGTGGAGAGAGGTTGATGGACACAAATACCCTGCACTGATGTTCTGGCCCAGGCTGGTGAATGAGACATTTGATGGCATCTCGACAGATCCAGCGATTGTTGATATTGTACAAGATGAATTAGGGGATGAAGTAAGGCAGCTTAACAACCAGTTGTACTTCCGTCTCCCTGGTGACGAAGATGCGTTTGACTGGCATCAAGACAGGGCCTTTCGGCAGAACGTACGGCCGGGTATTGAAGAAGCGTACGTACAGACAATGGTCTGTATAGACCCTATGACTGAGGACAATGGATGTCTGTGGTTCATACCAGAGTCCCACAAGTACCAGTGTTGTGCTGGGAAGCCCAAAAGGACATCGCCAAGAGACCTTCCAGATGGTATGGAGGCGGAGCCAATGAATGCCAACCCAGGGGATCTTCTGGTGTGGTCAGCGATGGTAGTCCATGGGTCCTTCCCAAACGAGACCAACTATCCGAGGATGTCGTACATGAACGGGTTCGCAAGAGCGGAACACTGCACAGCGTGGCCGTGGTATCTAAAGAATGGCCAAGTCCAGGCAGCAGATCCAAGGGAAATACCCTACAAGTGAACTCAGTTCTAGACATGCTCTTCTAAGGGAGATGTAATGACCGAGCTTAAACGCCAGCGGGGCCGACCTCGCAAGGATGAATATGACGAAAAAGGGAATCTGATGCCCCCTGATCCCGAGGCAGGGGATGCGGATAGTGCGTCTCAGGATGTTATGGCTGAGATGGTCGATCAGATGGCTTCATTGCAAGCCCAGGTCAAAGCTCTCACTCCTGCTATCGACGTACCAGACGGTACGTGGAACAGGAACTACGAAGCCGAGCCTCACTTGAAGGTCATGGGTGGGGTTGAGGTGAAGCATCCACCTGAGTTTCGACCTGCTCCTCCTGCGGGGGTCCCCAAGTTCGTCTCTATTGACGGTGGTGTCACTGACTATGAATCAGATCAGTTCAGAGTTCACTACCTGACAGACCAGTTTGGCAACCCTGATTTGGAGGAAGATGGTTCTCAGAAGGTGCGGAAGGTCCTCATCCACAGGGGAGCTAAGATGCTCGGCGGTAAGCCTGTGTTGACTGAGGATTACAAACTGTGGTTACATACAAAACTCAAAGGGGGAAGGCTGAACTCCACTGTGATAAACGAGATGAAGTCTGGGACGTTCTCTGGTCAGACTGACCGAGACCCTCTTCCTCTAGACCCTCAGGGGGTTCCAGTAACGGTTGAATGACACTCACTCAGCTCATAACACGGGTCCTTAGCCGGACAGGACTCTCTATCTCGGCCTCTGATAACCAGGACCGGGCCAGGGATTACATCAACCAGATGCTGGCTGAGATCACGCCTATGGTCCCGTGGTGGTGGCTAAGCAGGAATACAACCTTCGCGACGGTGGCCAGTACAAGGACGTACCGGCCCGTCTCGGGGAACGTCACGGCTTGGTTCTCCTTTGTGGATGAAACCTCTAACCGAACCCTGGAGATTATCGGCAACGACGCTTACAACTCGGTAGACCCGGATAGGAGTGAGTCTGGGTCTCCGAGGGCTGTATTGATTACAGGATTGGACTTGTCAAACAGCGGCTTCCCGTCAGTGGACATCTTTCCTCTACCCGATAGTGTCAAGACGATAAGGGTGCAGTATAGAGCTGACATAGACGAGTTCACTTCATCCGATGACCCCAGTGATCTCCTTGCCCTGGGAGTCCCAAGGATAGTAGAGAGCATTTTAGAGTACGGCGCTGTCGCTCTCTACCTGGAAGAGAATGGTGATGACTCAGGGGCCAGTAGGGAGGGTGGTAACCTCTCCAGGGTCCTTGAGGTAGCCTTGAAACAGAACTTGTTGATGCAGGGCAATAGACGGGCTCTGCCTATGGACACATCTAGAGGTCCTGATGCACTTATACGAGTTGACAGTACGAAAGCTATCTAATGCCTAGACTAACTAAGCGTAAGCCAGGGGGCCTGGAGCAGGCTCTTTCCCAGAGGTTCACCCGTCAAGTAAACGCACCTCCAGGGGGAAGCCTTGCCACCCGGTCTCAGTTGACTGACTTCGATGCAGATATTGACAAGTCTCGAAAGAAGCAGATCTCTGACCTTAACAGATTTGGTGTTATCGGTGGAGGTGGAGCTTCTGCTGGTGGTGTAGCAGATCTATTCGGTGAGTTTGAGGGCCAGGCTGCGCGAGGCAGGAGTAACATACGTGCTCAGGGCGAAAGCAGGTTTCTAAATCAGGTCCTTCCTCAAGCTAGTCAGTTTTCCCAGTTCCAAGGCGCTCTGGGAGAGCAAGGTAGGCAGTTCAATGCCACGGAAGCTCTTTCTCAGCAGCAGCTCTCAGAGACCCAGAGGCAGTTTGACGCCAACATCGGTCAAGCCGAGTCCCAGAGGACTTTTGCCGGAGACCAGGCGGGCTTTGGTAGGACCTTGGAGAGGGAGCGACTAGCACAGCAGCAGGGTCAGTTCTCTGGTGGTCAAGAGCTGGAACGAGAGCGCCTAAAACAACAGCAGGGCCAGTTCACTGGTGGTCAGACTTTTACAGGAGAGCAGTCTGAGTTTGGTAGAGCCCTAGAGAGAGAACGCCTACAACAGCAGGGCGGTCAGTTTGCCAGTGCTCAAGAATTTGCAGGGGATCAGGCGGGGTTTGGTAGGGACTTTGCAGGTGGACAGGCGGCTTTGGATAGGAGAGCCGATCGCGGTGAGGCAAATATCAACCGACGGTTCCAGCAGAACATCCTTGCCTCTCAGCAGGGGTTCCGGGGAGGTGAGGCAGAAGCAGCTCGGGAGTTCCAGGGAAGTGAGGCAGAATTAGCTCGGAGGGGACAGTTAGACTTCCTTGCTGAGCAGCAATTATTGGATAGAGAACAACTTAAAGAGCAGGGGCGCAGGTTTGATGTCGGGCAGAGCGGTCTTCTTGACGGTAAAGATACCCTGGCTGCTAGGCAGCTGGCCCAACAGGCCAGTCAGTTTAGTGCCCAAGCGGGACAGGCGGAAGGTCAGTTCAGGAGCCAGCTTGCTTTTACGGGGGGTCAGAACCGTGATCAGAGAACTCTTGAACGAGAGCGTCTTGCTCAACAGGGCAGTCAGTTTAGTGCTCAAGCGAGACAGGCGGAAGGTCAGTTCAGGAGCCGACTTGCCTTTGAAGGTGGGCAGGGAAGAGATCAGAGAACCCTTGAGAGAGAACGCCTTGCCCAGCAGCAAGGGCAGTTTGGAGAGAATCTCAGGTTCCAAGAAGGTCAGGCCACAGGCCAGGTCGGGTTTGATCCCTTCACGGGTAGGGGTATAGATACTCTTGCCGCTAGGCAGATCGGCAATCAAGAACAGCAGTTCCGAGACCAGTTGCGCCAGCAGGGCGGTCAGTTCGATAGAAGTTTAAGGTCGCAGGGAACACAGTTTGCTAAGTCTCAGGAGTTTGCCAGAGAACAAGCCGCAGGTAGGGTTCGGAGCGGGGAGGGGAGAGGCTTTGTAGATACTGTAGCTTCCCAGCAGTTGTCTCAGCAGCAGCAGCAGTTCCGTGAACAGCTCAGACAGCAGGGCAGTCAGTTTGGGCAGAACCTTGAGTTTCAGCAGGACCAAGCCAGGGGAGCAGTAATCAATCCCTTCACGGGTAGGGCTCAACAAACTCTTGCAGCTCGTCAGTTGTCTCAACAGGGCGGTCAGTTCGACAGACAGTTAGCTCAGCAGGGAGAGCAGTTCGGCCAGCAGATAGATCTTCAGGGACAGGCTCAAAGTAATCAACAGAGGCAGTTCAATGAACAGCTTGGATTCCAGAGACAACAGGCTGTTGGGAGCGTATTTGATCCGAACACCCGCCAGACGAGGGACACACTTGCCTCTCAGCAGTTAGGTCTTCAGGAACAGGCACAGAGGAACCAGCAGAGGCAGTTTAACGCTCAGCTTGGGTTCCAGAGACAGCAAGCCGTAGGAAGTGTGTTTGATCCCGATACTAGACAGACAAGGGATACGCTTGCTGCCCAGCAGTTGTCTCAACAGGGAGATCAGTTTGGGAAACAGTTTGGTCTTCAGGAACAGGCTCAAAGGAATCAGCAAAGACAGTTCAATGATCAGATTGGGTTCCAACGTCAGCAAGCTGTGGGAAGTGTGTTTGATCCGAACACTCGCCAGACGAGAGATACGTTAGCTGCCCAGCAGTTGGAACAACAGGGAGCTTTTCAGAGGGGTCAGTTGACAGGTCGCTTTGACGGAGAGGCTACTCTAGCTAGAGACCAGTTGGACACGCAGAACAGGCAGTTTCAACAGAACTTTGAACAAGCCACCACCTTTGAGAGGTTGGGCAGAGAACAGCAAGCACGGCAGTTCCGAGGCCAGTTTGGGGAACAGAGCAGGCAGTTTGATATTT